GTCGGGTCATGCCCTTCGAAAAGGAGGGCGTAAAGTCGAGCGCGAAGAGGCCTAGGGACATCGGCCACCCTCTTAGAGGGGTGACCGAGCCCGCCAAGAGGAGCAGGAAGCTCCGGCGGTCTCCTAAGCCTACGGGCCTTAGCACGCTCAATTTTACAGAGCACGCGCGCCACACGTCGCAGCGAGAACCACTGCGGCGCGAACCAGCGCCCGCGCTCCATGACCCCATTACCGTCTCGCATGTACTGCTTGAGAGGATAAGGGTTGAACACTCTGACGTTGTCTGCCCACACAGTGGGGGCATCCGATTCCGAGAGACCGAACGCCTGGCAGAACGTCCAACCCTTCTTGCCAAAGAAGGACTTCTTCTCATGCAGACCACTTCCTACAGCACGTACTCGGCGTGCGTAGGCGTCTCTACCAGCCGGTGTGGTCCTCGACACTACATCATCGCCACAGATCATAGTGTCTGGGCCAAGAGGACCACAACAAAAGCCATTGATGAGACTGAGGATTGTGAAGGAGAATGGAGTACCCATAAGACACCCACGTCTCATAGGCACATCCACAAACACCTTCGCATCCTCACCACCGCTCATCAATCGGCCTGGTATCGACAACACCTGGGCCCAGTCTTCAGGACAGAAAGCAGACTTATTGTACCTCACATAGTGAACGGTGTCACCCACACCCAGGGAACTGGATGCGGCAGAAACCCACTCGGCAGGGAGACCTGCACGAGTGAGGCCGGCAAGAACCGACCTAATCGCTTCGTGAGAGAAACCGTCAGTCGCCTTCGTCAGGTCCGCAGAGAGCCAACTCTCCGCTGGAGTCCTCAGGGCATCCGGAAAGCCGCTGACTGTCCTGTCATCTCGTATTCTGGTGGTGAAATCAGAGATACGAGTGTCCAACTTACGAAGGACAGGAAAGACAGCGGTCCGAACGATCGACCCTGCTGTGAAGACTGGTCCCGGTGGGACGGTAATGACACGCACTTTCGCTCCCTGCTCCGAAACCGGTGTGGAGACATGAACTGGCCGTTCCGACCAGTTCATGTGCTCAAACAGCCCCGCCGCCAACAAAGTACAGAAGCTACGAGTGTAGCCTCTGATAAGCGTCGGTGGGGCCGACTGTCCTCTCACCACTTGGAGCAGCCTGTTAACGAGGGAGGCCTTTCCGGGAAACTGGCCTACAAGGGAGGCCGCGTGAAGAATCTGTTCAACGAACCCGCGAGGCGGGTCGGACATGTAAAATGCCCTCAGAACTTCACGCAACCAACCATCGTAGCCACCTTTAGACCCGGAACACTCCTTAACAGCGTTCTTGGAGCCAGGCGCGTGCGACCATTTACACTTTCTCAGTTTATTCCCGAACTTACCAACCACGTAATCCTCAATGCCTCTCTGCGACCAGAGAGGACATGGGGTGGGTTCGGAAATATTAAGGGCGTGTGCCAAGAGAGCATGAGATGTGGCCTTGAAGGTAGGCTTCGGGAGAGCACGTGCAAACCTTGTAAAGGCAAGCACGCGCTTCACGTCCACCTCCCCCAACTGCCGCAACCACACCTGTACTCTCTTTGGTACAAACGGCACAAACGGTATGTCGTCCGATGTCAGGCAGGAGGCTCGAAGGGAAACCACAAAGTCCTTAAGGACCTTGCAGACCCAATCGACCCCCCGCGACTGACAACGACTCACCCAACTGCGCACATACCAACACCCTTTCAACTGAGAAAGACCAGAGGCAACCAAACCAGCCCAGAGAGCTTGCCAAATCTCT